GACACCTAACCCTGAATCACCTTTACGATAAGATGAAGGCGGGTTCGCATCCCCTATCACTGTCACGCCTGAATCAATCGATTTGAAGAAATCAAGATCCATTTCGTTTACGTCCACATTCCCTTTAATCCCCTTAACTTTACCAGCGTCTGTAAATTGGAACATCGCCCACTTACTCCAATATCTTGAGTCACCAGGATTGTTCATGCCACCTACACGATTTGAACTGCTATATCGCGCCACCCATAACGGATATTTCGCCATAGCTGTTGAAAAATTATCGTTACTGAAGCTTAACCCTGCGTATAGAATTGGTGTGATACCTGTTTTCTTTTGTAGGTACTCCATCCATTTTAAACCGAATGCATTCACTTGAGCCTTGGACTTCCCTTTGTTTTCTTCAAGGTCTAAGCAGTGTGGTAAATCTACCTTCATGTTACCAAGCTTCTCTAAAAAGAAATCCACTTCTTTAATCGGATCATTGTTTGCATGTGCGTAGTGGTAGAAACCTACTCGTAACCCTGCATTTTTAGCGCCTAAATAGTTTTGGTAGGCTGTCTTACTAAGAAAGCTTGTACCTTCTGTTAATTTGATATACACGCCTTTTACACCGTCTAACGCTACTTGTGTCCAATTGATTGTTCCATTGTGGTGTGACACGTCAATAACCTTCACGTTCTTTGAGCTTCTACTTTGCATGAGTAATCCCCCTCAAATTAAAAAGCCACCCCGAAGAGTGACTTATTTCTTTTTTGTTTTCTTCATGATCTTTCGTGTTTTCAACTTCTGCATTAAGTGGGTATTTTTCCAAACGGCGTATACATTCACTGCAAGGGCAGCAAACGCTGATACCACAATCACAAACGCGTTAATACTTTCAGTGGTGAACCAATCGAAACTAATTCCTACAGTTCCGAAGAAAAACAAAAGAGCCGTTAAGAATCCTCCTAACAGCGTGAATATGTCTTTTTTCATTTTACAACCCTCCTATTTCTGCAAGACTGTATAAAAAATAGCGATTGCACCACCAATAACTCCGGTACATATCGCTGTAATAATACCACCCATAATAGTGCGCTTAATCCAAGTGGTGTTTTCTTCAATTTTGTTTAATTTATCGTTCAATGTCACAATTTGGTTGTCGTGTCTATCTGTTGTACGTTCTAGGTTATTAATTCGCGAGCTTTGTAGTTTTTGTTCTGATTTGATTTCAGCTAGTTCTTTTTGCAACGTCTCCATAGGTATTCCCTCCGTAGATTGTGGCATGCCCCTCACCCCTTTTATAAAAATGGCTCTTCTCTAAAAACTCGCCCCCTCTCTGTTTTTAGTTCCCTTTGTAAAATAAAAAGAGAGCCGAAGCCCTCTGTCTGTCTCTCTGTTTGTTAGTGCATGGTAGTACGACCTTTTAGGCATAAAAAATAACGCTCTAGGCGTTTGTGGAATACGGATATACCTTATTAATTTCTACCTATTGCACGATTATTCAAAATACCGTGTTAAATTGCATTTAAATAGCCGTACAAAGCATCTGCCATTTGAAAATAACCCGCATCAATCGGGTGGATAGTATCTGTTACTTTTGTAACTAAAGTGGTGTCCCTTGCGCTCATTTGAGTAGTGGTTGTTGGGAAACTTGTTTCTCTGTCTAAAACTAAGTTTAAACAAGGGATATTTTCATTTGCGAAGTTTTTAAGTATCGCATCATAAAGACTAGTCATATTTAAATAATGTTGATCTACCCGTTCTGTACTCGGTGGAATAGGTAAGCAAAGCAAAATTTTAATATTGCTGTTATACGCTCTGATGCTGTTAATCATAATCTGCAGATTACTTATAGTAGTGTCATTTGGTATCTTTTGAGCAACGTCATTAATTCCTAAATTAATTAAAACAAAAGTAGGTGTAGATATCGGATTTTGAGTCATGTAATAACTAAAATCAAATTTACTTGTCGATGGATTATAAAAAGCATTTGTAACAGTATCAACAGAAGCGTTTTTTACGTAGTTATCCGCTGTCCAACCCGCTCTACCTTCATGTTTATTTGTTCCACTTCCTCTTGTTCCTAGTAAAGTCAAATTAGGATTAATGTTTAATAATTCTGCTGTATATTTGGCATTAGCAGTAATACTATCACCAATACACAATAAGGACATTGTTTTTTTAGTATCCTCAACAGATATTACATTTGGTTTTAATGTCCCTAAAAGCAAAGAACCTTTATAAAGATTTATTTTCATTTGGGCTGTAAAAGCTTTTGTTGGTTTTATCCTCATGCACTTCTTCATAATAAGACATTCGGTGGCTTCGAGATCCTTTACCTCAACAAAATATTCTGATGGGTCATCTAAATTCACCATATTTCTATAATACAAATTTACCTCTCGTCCAACCGCGCAATAAATTGTATTAGGAATACCAACCAACTTTGTTAAGTCGTATTTTGTTAAATCTACGTTAAAAATACAATTCTGATGAAAACCACAAATATCATAAGTGAATTTATTTAAAGGTTTCGCTGTATTTAATCCCGCAACGTCCATTTCTGCCCAGTTTACAACCATGTTTGCACTGATGTTTGTTCCGTTATTCGCTGTAAATGTAACGGAAGTAACAGCATCCGTTGCCACAAAGTTATTGATAACTAAGCTTGCACATATTTCCCCACTTCCGGTAGATGCTGGATTAAGCCACCCGACCTTTCCAAGATGGATAGTCAATGTACCTGAACTCAAGCGAATTCTTTCAAAGTAAAATTTATCTGTTGTGGAAGCGTTAAATATCGTCAAATTCTTAACAGCTTTACCCACATTACTAAGGTCATATCCAGAATATAAAAAAGTGCTCATAGGAGCAAATGGATAACCGACTTTCGCTGATTGAGTAAGATACTGTCTTTGGATCGTGTTATCTCCAAAACCTGTACTTTGGTATACTCCACCTGGTGACCATGCTGAACTATTCCAGTAATACCACTTACCATCTGCTGATACTATATAAATACCTGTTGCACCTGTCGGGAACGCTGTTTGTAAATCTGCAAGAGTTGCATAAGTACCTTTAGGTGAACCACTTGCTACAGAAGAAAGTTTTGTGTCAACATATGTTATATCTGCTTTTTCTTTAATTCTTTGATCTTTGCTATCCAATACCCCTTTTAAGGTACTGAAGGTTTCCCCATCTGAATTTGTCAATGCTTGCAAGACTTGTGGAGAAGATTCACCTGCTCGAACAACTAATGTGTTTACTTGTTCTTGGGCGTTGTCAGATTTCATTTTCGCTTCGTTAGCTGTTGATATAGCTTCTGCTGCATCATCCTGCGCTTTTTTTGTATTCGCTACTGTTTCAGTAAAGTTTTCTTCTACTTCCCCTATAAACTTATTTAAGGTATTTCGGAAAGTTAATGCTAATGCTGATGTTACGCGATCAAACGATAATTTCATTTAGTCCACCTCACTTTTTAATTTGTTGGTTCTTCCGGTGTTTCCGTAGGTGTTTCTTCACTTAGTTCAGTTGGTTCTTCAGGAACAGTTGGTGTTTCTTCTTCAGGTTCCGTTGGTGGCGGTGGTGTAGTTAGTTCATTTAGGATTCTTTGCATATCTGCTAGTTGTTTTTTAACTTCAGCTAACTGTTCCTCTGTTGAGGGGTTTGGGCTTTCTACCTCGATTAAGGTTGTGCCTTCGATTTGTACCAACTCACCATTTTCTACGCGGTATTTATCTAAATTCGCTTCTTGTTTTCTATCAATCTTAAAAAAGTAACGGTATTGTGATACAGGGATGATACGCTCACCTGAAAGCATTCGAGTGATTTTCCCTGTTTCATCTGCATCACAATACAATGATATGTTTTTATCCATCTTTATCCCTCCTGCCAAATTCCTGTAACACGCCCGTAAGCTGTAACACTTGCGTTTGAACTCCATATACGGATGTAAATGCGTTTTCGCGTGAAGGTAGGTACACCGAAATCGATTAGTGTTTCACGTTCCGTATCGTCACTGCTTGCATTCGCTTCTGACACGGTACTTGATAGCAACGCCCAACGTTTCCACCCGTCAAACCCTTCATACGACTGTTCAACACTCATGTAACACGTACCGCCACCACTTTGATACTGCGAGGTTCTCACGCGTAAATAACGGCCATCATGTTTAAACTCGTAAGCCTGAAAATCTTTTGCATCCGTTGCGTTTGTGTAGCAAGAACGCGGTGCAACCGTGACTTCAGGTGAACAGAATTGAGGGGTCATTCCTTGAATAGCGTACCCGTATTGAATAATCCCATTATCAATGACCTTTCCACCATCAGGACGTTCAAGAACAAATGCCCCGCCTTTGATATAGAACTCACCCGCCCTCATACGAGCGAATTTATTCGGGTCATTCGGATCAATCGCAATTAACTCTGTTCCATCCCAATAAAAAAGATTGTCTTTACCGACAATCTGAATGTTGTTCGTTTTAATTTGTCCGGCTGTTAATAAGCTTGTGTTGATACCTAGCGCCGTAATAGCTTCATCAAATGTAAGACCACCGTTTGTGGTAACTCCTAACCCGCTAGAACGCAACACAACAAAACGGTTGTAGTCATTAGGATCTCTCGCAATAATCCCACCATTTACAGGGTATTCAAGTTGAGTGAGTGAGTTATTCAACGCGTCTGTTGCAAGCTTTACCGCTGGTGGTAGAACATCAATGATCATTGTTTTCTTTCGTGAATCATATATCTCATCAAGTTGCTGTTTCCCTGAATTGAATACCGCTTCTCCGAAATCATCACGCCCGTTCCCTAAGACAACAGTTGAGGATTTGAAGTCTTCAGGATATTCATCAATTTCCATAATGCGTACATCAGGTATCATGATATCTAACTCTTCTACGATATACGGCACACTGTCACCAATACGCGGTTTAGGTGATGGATAACCCGCTTTTTGAAGCTCCACAAAGGTCATTTCGTGGCTTATTTCAAGCTTGTCATTCAAATTTTCACGTAAGTATGATGTTAAATAATCAACGTTCGTGAAACGATCATCATAAATAGGGTCTTGTATCCGAATCCCATATTTTGCAGCTAAAGGTGATGTATAACTAGCAACCGCCGCATATCTTTCATCGTCCTTTCGTTTCCGATAAGGCTTAAATGTTTTCAATGCGTCTGTATCTGAACGTCTTACCCAACCTCTTGATTTACCAGCGCCTGTTGAAGGAACGTTCTTTTCGTCATCCCCTTGGAAGGTTGCGATAATTTCATGATCTTTTTCCTCTGCATCCATGAACAAATCAACACTTTGTAAGCTTGCTGTTTTGCCCCATGTAGAAAGAGTGGCTGTTGCATCCCCATCTAGTTTGAATTCCCACACACCACCATCAGGACTTTGTAAGTAATAGAAACGAATGCCGGTTCCTGTCCACCTCATTGTAAAGGTACGTCCCACTTCATCCGTCCACCAATACGGGTCCTCTGTATCATCCCAACCGGTGGAACGTTCTTGAAAGTTAAGGGATTCACCTGTGAAAATGTTTTGATCTTCGTACTCTTTTCCGAACCCCTTAATATACGTACTCAGATTGCGCGCTGAACCGTTTTTTGTGATATCAGATATATTGTGCTTCGAACGATACGGATAAGCTGTCTGTGAGCCTATACGGTTGTATAAACGGATATCATTTCCGACTATCTCGAACTCCGCTTCAAACTTCTCTAGTAAGCTCTTAAATAGTTCAAGAGGATTACCACCACCGAAGTTTTCAATTTCCTTCGTTTCAAAGCTACCAATGATTGAAAAGGTGTATCCGGTGTCAGGGATAATGAAGCTCATATACTCATTCAGTGATTTCTTAGATGTTGATAATGTGGTGTATACATAGGTACGATTCATGAATTCATCAAAGAAAACATGCTCACAAGTGACGGTTACAAGTTGTGTATCACCAAATGGCGACTTATCTAAATCCTCAATCGTGTAGGTGGTTCCGTCATATTCAATCTGCGCTTTTTCTTCCATCAAATCAAAAGCGCGTTTGTTTAAATCATTTCGAAAAATAGAAAAGGAAATGGAGTTTAGGTTATTCACCTTCCATTTCCTTACTAAATCATCATATTGAGTTAATCGTTCTTTCTTGGTTTTATCCAAGCTCCATATAAACAAATCGGGCATACATTCACCTCAATTCTATTTGTAGTAAAACCTCGAAATGAATTTCACAGATGAGATATTACTACTCTTCGTGAAACTGTTGTATCCAGGTTTCAACTTAATTAATCCAAAGTTCGTGTTTAACGCCACAGAAGCCCCACCTTTGAGACATTCTACATTCTTCAACTGAATGACTTGCCCTGCGGTTGTTGCGCCTGTATACGTCCATACATCACCTGTGGTTGTATTGGTTAACGTTAAGGTTGCACTAGCTGCGGTTGATGCTGCTGTAACCTCAATTGTTAATGGTGTATGAATGTTACGTGGATCAACAGTTTCATCACCTGGATTGTAAATCTGAAAACTATTTGCTGTTTGGGTGTACACGATATCATCTTCAGCTAACAACCCTTGTCCAATCTGCCATACTTCCGCATCAAAGGTTAACGGATCTGCTGTGGTACCAATACTTTCAGCAAACGGAGAATCGGATACGAAAGTCATTTCGAATTTCGCATGTACAGCTGTTAGTCGTTCCATTGTATAGTTTGTATCTAATTTAATTTTCCATCGCTTACCCGGTTCTCTTTCATCTACGATATATAAAAATTTCAGTCCATTGAATACTTTAAATACTTCATTACGAACAAGATAAAAGTCGTACTTATCAACAGCACTGATAAAAAAAACAACCGTTAAAGTACGACTTCCTAGATTACTTCCTAATGTCACAATCCCATTTTGCCCACTGATATCTTGTCTATGATGTTCAGGTGTAGGGGATGATACGACTAAATCAAGTGTTTTGACACCGAAAATACCAATGTCAATTTCCGTGAAGTTCTCGTCATAAAATGTTACTCTCATCGTCTTTTCATCCCTCCTCTATATGCATATCTATCCATAGAACGTATTAGTTTTTTCTCAATTTGTTGTTGTAAGAAATCAGTCATTTCGATTACATCTTGTTTTGAAGATGAACCACTATAATTCAATGTGATGTTTATACTTGAATTATCATTACTGTTTGTTACGGAGGATGTTTTTCTCATTAAATCCTCAACACTAGGGAATACCGCTGTACCTCTAGGTAAATCAGGAAATAAAGTAGGAATATTAGGGCTGATCCCAAGTTGTCCATTTGGAAGTAAAAACGGTTCATTTACTCCAGCATCACCAAGAACCGCACTTCCTCCATTGTGGAAGTTCGTTCCTTTTGCGTACCAGTTATGACTTCTCCACCAGTTCAATGCACCGCCGATACTCTTATAACGGTCTTTGATGTATTTAATCCCCCAATAGATGTTATTAGTCGGATCAAATGGATCACCTTTGTAGTTAAAATGCTTTAACTGCATTAATCCTTTTGCACGTCCATCTGAAGTCATAGCCCCTTGTGCTCTTGGATTACCAGTTGATTCTTTTTGAATAATCCAATTCAGTCCATTTCTCCAAGCATCACCTGATACACCAGCACGGGCCATACCTGAAGAGATCCACTGAGCTAGACTTCCTGTAGGTGCTTTTCCACCACTGCTACCTCCAGGGGAAAAGAAGTCAGCATGAACATGGTCAGTATGTGGGTTTTTTCCTCCTCCACCATAAGGACGCCACTTCTTTCCTTTACCTGGTCCCGAAATTCTATGATTATAAATAACGTACTGTAAGTTACTTGCTGCAGTTCGTAAGTACTCTGCGATTTTCGACATCGTACTCTTGGACCCGGATATATCAAAGGCTCGACCATAAGCATGCATTGATTTTGAGCTTCCCCCAACCATGTTACGGTTGTTATAACCACCAGCAAATGAAGTTTTACCAAAACGATTTTTAACAAGGTTGTACCATTTTTCAACATATGTTTGCATACCACCGTAACCAGGGCCGGGACCAACTTTACCTGTATCTCCACCCACTCCATCACTACCGAATTGATTCATCCAATCATCAATTAATGTTTGAATCTTCCCGATGGCAGCATCTTTAATACGTCCAGTGATACTACCGGTAGCATCCGTGAACCAATTAGGTAGTAAACCATCTGTTAATCCACCTACTTTTTTGGTGACAGAATCCCAAATGGCACCTGGGCCTTCCGTGATCTTGTCAAAATAATCACCGACACCGCCTTCATATCCCGGTATTTTATTTCCATCAAATCCATACTTCTTTAAAAATTGTTCTGTTCGATGGTTAGGTAATACGGATGAACCCGGACGTAAATAACGTAACTCTGAACCATTATTGCCTGACAAATACGTACCTTTACCCGGCTCATGAATTAACTCACGACCTTGTTCCGACGTTATCGCCCATCCCCCAGGGTGTCCACCATTCGGTGTACCTGTTGCACGTCCACCTGCGTTAACATCATAACCGCCTGTATTATCACCTTTTTTGTGAACCGTTTTAGGAGATACACCAAAAATCCCTAAAATCTTTTCCCAGGTGCTAGAAACTTTTGACCACATTTTATCCCAGCCGGTTGCTACTTTCCCAGTTTCGTTATCAATCCATTTCCCGTGTCCGCCTGCTTGCGCTTTTGCTTCTTCTACAACCTTTTGATGCATCGTTTCAGCATTTGCAACAGATTTTTTACGTGTTTGCTCTGCATCTGCTATTAATTTCTTTGCTTGTTTTGCAGAAATACTCCCTGTCACATCACGCATATACTCAATATTTCGAACCGTTTCTTTATACTGAGAATTTGCATGTTTAACGGATTCTGTTTTTTGTTTATATGAATTTTGAATAACCTTCGCAGCTTGCCGAGCGGTGATTTGACCGGATGCGTTTTCTAAACGCCCTAGAATCATTTTTTGTTCAGCTTCACTTTTACTCATCGTTTGAACAGCAGATACGCGCATTTGTTCTTGGATACCTTTAATCGTTAAGTATTCTGATTCTGTAATAGCCCGTTTATCATCCTTCGCTTTTTGATAAATAGCTTTAATTTTATCTTCATACCCTTGAACTTTCGCTCTCTTCTCTTCGTTTTTTTGATCCATTTTCGCTAAAATATTAGCTTCTTCTGCATCTGTAAGAGCTGCTGAATCAGCAAATAACTTTTGTGCTTTCACTAACTCTTGTGTATTACGGCTATCAAGTTTTGTCAAAATAGAGCTTGTCATCGTATCGTATTTTCCGACCATTGTGGTCATGTTTTGATCTGTAATAACTTGTTGTTTAGCGTACATATTCATAAGAGAAGTTGATGCACTTTCATCTAACTTCATATATGCACTTATAGCTTTTTGTGTACCCTTCGATACACCCTCACCAAATAAATCAGCTTTAGGAATCGTTTCTTCCATCATGCTTTGAACTTTCTTAATACCGCCCACAACACCCATTAATGCACCACTAACAGGATTCATATAGACTAATGCTTTTGCAAAAGGGTTTTTATTAAGTGTATTATTTACAGTGTCCCAATTCTTATAAAGTAGAATACCGCCAGCTGTTAACGCTGCCACAGCTGCAACAGTTAAACCAATTGGACCTGTAATAACCGCTAAAGCTCCACCTAATAAACCTACGCCACCCGCTGCTGTTCCAGCTGCTGCTCCTGCAGCTGTTAACCCTCCGGCTGCAACACCTGAAGATAGACCAATAGCTCCTAAACCACCTGTTAAGGCACCTAAACCAATAGAAGCTGTACCTACGAATGTAAGAAGCACACCACCAGCTGTAACGATACCTAGTAAACCTGTAGCCACAGCACCACTAATCGCAATTGTTTTCTGCATACCAGGTGAAAGATTATTGAAACCATCTACAAGTTTTTGTAAACCATTCACACCGAATTTAACAATCGGTTCTAGTGCATGACCTACAGAAATTTGAAGAGTTTCAAACGATCCTTTAAGTTGTTCAATTTCTCCTTTAAGATTGTTCATCTTTTCGGTAGCAACTTCTTCAGCTGTTACATTCCCCATAGCCTTTTTGAAGTCGTTAATGCCGTCTTTACCTTCTTTATAAAGAATATTACCTGCTCGTACCGCGTCCGAACCGAACAAAGTATATAACGTTGCTTGCCGCTGCTCATTTGTTTGATCTTTTAACGCTTGTTGAAGAATACCCGCAACTTCAGCCATTGATTTAACGTTTCCTGCTGCATCAAAGAATGCATTGGAACCGTCTTTAGTCATTAAACCTAGTTCCATCATGGCACCAACTTGCGCTTCTGTTTGTGGTTGTAAATTAGCAAGCATAGTTTTCAATGATGTACCAGCGTCTGAACCTTTTACATTTGTTGTGATAGCCGTTTAAACTATCTCTCTAACTTTCATTAGAGTATCGGACTATATCATCACCCTTATTGCACATTAGGGCGGAACGCGCTCGTGGAGATTTCAACGGTTCTCGCATACTCTCTCTAGTCTCTACACCTTCTAACCATTCCTGATTAGCTTGGCTCGGGATTGTCATATTCCATTATTAGCAAACTTAGATTTCCCCGAATTCACGTTCTATTTTATGCTACAAGTTTCCTTGTAACCGGGCTATATTTTAACCCATTGTTCGCGAAAACACCTAATGCTGCAGCTGTATCTCTAAAACTAAAACCTGTACCATCGGCAACCGTACCAACAGAAGCTAAACCATATTGTAATTCTTCAACAGAAGTTGCAGAAGCATTTGCTGAACCAGCTAGAATATTTGAAGCATCTGCTGCGCTCATACCATCTTTCTTGAATGTGTTTAATGCTGTACTCATGATTTCGGATGCTTTTGCTAAATCAAGACCACCAGCAGTAGCAAGACTTAATGCTTGTTGTAAACCTCCTGCTTGCACTTGTGCAGGTGTTAGTCCAGCTTTAAGTAACTCTTCGATACCTTCTGCAGCTTCAAGGCTCGAATACTTCGTTTTACTTCCCATATCCATGGCTAGATCACGCATTTTTTTCATTTCATCGCCTGAAGCACCTGTAAGAGCCTTAATTGATGAAAGTTGCGCTTCAAAATCCATTGATTTCTTTGTGGCCATTCCTAACCCTGCGCCAACAGCTAATGTAGCAGCACCGAAAGAGGTTGCAATACTAGAACCAGCAGCTTGAGCGCGTCCACCGAAATCTTGCATCTTTTGTCCAGCTTCACTTGCTCTTCTGCCTAACATATTCCACTTATTAGATTGCTGTTCAATTTGATGATTTACACCTTGTAATGCCTGTTCGACTCTTTGCATTTGAGCATATGATTTACGATAACGGATGAGCATATTTTCCGCTTCTTTTGAGTCTGCGCCTTTAGAACGCACTAACTCGTCATAACGGCGTTTTAATTCATTTACTTTACCTTGTTGCAATTGGAATTGTTGGGTGAGGTTATTCGATTTGGATCTTAGTTTATCCATACTATTTCCGAACGTACCAAAGCCAGCATCAGCAGCTCTCAAATCTGAATCAAGTAGCTTTATTCTGCGGTTCGCATCTGCTATGTTCTTCGTAAAAGATCCACTATCCAACGAAAGGTTTACACGCAAATTACCAATATCACCTGCTGTCATTCACTCCACCTCCCCTAATTACCAAATTTCATCAATGTATACTTTCTTTTTCTCATTTATTAATTCAAAGAAGAAGTGAATGTCCATTGAATCAAGCTCATGAAGCTTATACCCTTGCTCTCTCATAAGAACTCGGTACATATTTTTGAAGTTCTCATATATTTCTTTAGGGTGTGGCAGGTTTTTGATTCTCGCTTTCCTTAACAGGTTGTGCATTTGCTTTTATACCTTGTACACGTTGTAGGAATTCACCAATTTTAAAGAAATAGCTATCTTCTGAATCAGGATCAATCTCTAACCCGTTATGAAATTCATCAATCGTAAATTGATTACCGTAAGAATCACAAATCAACTGAACAATTTCATCTAATTCTTCGCCTGTTGGATTTCCGAAATCAATACGTTGGTTCATATCTAAAAATTCACGATACGTAGCCCCTGTAACACGCGGTTTGCCGAATTTCTTTTCTTTTCCATCGATTACTAATGTTAAATTCATCTTTTTTCCTCCTCAAATTAAAAAAGACGAGCCGTAGCCCGTCCTATTTTTGTTTTTATTAAGGTGTAACTACTAAATCTTCCGGTTGAACAACAGCATCAAACCAACCAGTAATTAAACCACTCGGCAACCCTGTTGTTGCGCTATTCGCTTCAATATCAGTAATACCGTCAAATGTACGGTTCGCGAATTTCCCAGTGATTGTACGCGTTTGGAACTCCACTGATTCACCTTTTGTATTATGTTCTTGTGATGGAACTTGGAATTTACCTTTGTATAACCAAACATATTTATAGCTGCCATCTGCACATTCCGAACGGAACGCAATACCTACATACGGAGATTGGTCAGAAGATTTACGGATTAATACACCAGCACGGATTTCATGGCCTAATAGGTCAGCTTGAACTTCTTGAGGAATATCCGCTACACCTAGTTCTAATTCTGTTTCACCAACACTTGTCGCTACTTCAATTACACCGTCATCTGCATATAAAGACGTACTAGCTGAGTTACGGTTAACGTTTGCGCTAATCGCAGGAGCTAACGGTTTTACAGCATCATACGTGACACCCGTTAAATCATCTTTTGTTAATTTTGCATAATGCAAATCTCGTAAACTGATAACTGTTTTTGTCATGTATTATTCCTCCTATGAATCTGTTTTTTGGACAAAATAAAAACGCAGCGCCTTGTGATAGACCTGCGTTTCATTCTCATATAAATCAACAACGCTTCTTCTGATGAATCCAGCGTGTACCAACGCTTTTTTTGCTTGATCGACCAAGTTTGTATATAAAGCTCCATCTTTTGTCCATATGTCTATCTGAACGTAATGGCCTGTATACTGTTCTGTATCGTCAGCATCAAACGCGGAACTTTCGTTGTATTCAAAAAAAGTAATATACGTTGTTGAAGAACCTGTATACCTCATCGGATATACCGGATAATTTAAAGGTTTCAGTGCATCTAAAATGATTTTATTTATACTCATAAGGCTTGTAGCTCCCTACGTATCACATTAGCCATCACACGTTGAACTTCACCTTTTACAGCAAGGTAGGCAGGCTCAATAAATGGTTCAGCAGACATGAACTTTGTGCCATATTCTAAAAAACGTGCATAGAAGTAGTCTTTATGAGGCCCAACATCAATATTCCCTTTTACCACTTCAGAATAAATGATGTGTTCAGCTAGTCTTCCTGTATTTTTAGGCGCTCTACGTGAAATTTCTTTCCGAATAATCTCAGCACCAGCTTTTAGTGCCTTTTCTTCGATATGATCACCTATACGCCCTAACTCTTCTAATCGGTGCCTCAAATCAGCCATCCCTCTTAAATCAAGACTCATTTCGTTCTCAACTCCTTCACTACGATAGTGAGCGTTACGTTTTGCTCATTATCGTTAATGATGGAAGCAATCTCAAAAATACGGTCATCCATTCGAATTTTCATATCTTCATTGATTGCTTGATAGAGAGCTTTTCGATAACGAACCACAAAGCGTAAGGTGTTTTCGTTTTGTGTGGCTGCTGCTTGGTAAAATTCTTTCCCTTGCAGCGTCTTAACCATCGCCCATACGGTTTCAATATCTCTCGTTTCTGTAGAAGGATAGCCGTTTTCGTCCTGCCCTTCTACTTCACCAAAAAATGTAATCCGCTTATCAAGTCTCGCGGGATTCATATTCCCACTTCCCTTAATTGGAGGATGATACTATTGACACTGTAGGAAACATCAGAAGAAACGCCTCGTATTGTACGGTTTTCATACCATTCTGATACCAAAAGCATCACAGCTAGCTTATAACGAAAGGAAATAGTACTTCTCACTCCTGCATCAAACAAATATTCATCAGCTGCAGCAATTAAAGAAGTGAGGAAATTATCATCCTCACTCCCATCAATTCGTAAATACTGTTTGACTTCTTCAAGTGTCACACTCATATTTACTCACCGCTTTTCTCTTTCGTTTTACGTGATGCCGTTTTCTTTTCTTTTTCTAAGAAAGTCACTCCGTATTCAGGATGAACTTCTTGTAAAAACGCTACACGCTCAGGATCCGCTTCAAATCCCTTTTTCGGATACGTGTCACCTTTACGATAAACTGTTTTATCATGCGACTTTTCCATGAATTCATGTAAGACTTTCATCTAATCACCACCTTATAAATAAATTCCTCCTAAATCAGTTGATGATAATTAAGGAGTAGCAACTACCTCAGCGATACGGAATGCTGATTTAAGTTTGATTTGGTGATCCATCCATGCTGTGATAACGAACAACTCAACCCCTGTTTTAACATCTTTATCACGGTCATATAGCACGTTTAAGTCATAGTTGAAGTGAGAGTACATGAAATCACCTACAACTGGTGAAGTAGCTGAATCAGAGAAGATAACAGGTTTTCCTAACACTTGCTCAGGTTGAGCGCTGTAAAGTGTTGCATTCCCGTTTGCTAACACTTCAATCATGTCAGAGTAATCTTGGTAACGCATAACGATTTTTGCATTATCGCGGTAATCTTCGTGAAGGTCAGCGATTGCATTTTTGATTGCTTTATATGTGTTTTCACCTTGCACTTTCTTGATATTGTTTTGTGTAGAGTAGAAAGACATATGTTCTTCACCTGTTTTTGGAGAAGTTGCAAATGCTACTTTCTTTTCTTTTGCTGCTACACCTGATTGAAGTGCGCGGTCAACATATGTGACAAGGTTAGCATCAGAGCCATTTAAAACTGTTTCTGATACACCAGCTAATACTTTGAATTTGTAACGTCCGAATGATACAACATCACCTGTCATTTCTAATTCTTTAGCTGTTTCAGTGTCAGCAATGAAATCATCATCACCTAACGAGAAGTTTAATTTTGGAATTTCAAGGTTTGTGATTTGAGTGAACGTTGAAAGCTCACGTAATTGGTTTTTAACAAACGGCTCCACGATGATATCTGTTGAAACAGTTTTTGGTAAGAATTTCTCACCACCTGTTGTATTGCGATCACCTAATGCAGCACGAACATCTTGTGGTACTGCTTGTTGACGGATAGCTGCACGGATTAACTCTGCTTTTGCCTTCACAGTACGCTCTTTCGGATCTGCAACTTGAGAAATTTCTTGTTTTTGTTCAAATTGTTTACGTTGTTCTGTCTCCATTGCGTCATGTTGCTGCTTTAAAACATCAAAACGCATTTGTAAATCAGCTTTTGTGTTTTGAAGCGCTTTTAAGTCCTCTGGTGTTTTTGTTGTGTCGATTGCTGCAGTAGCAAGAGACGCTTCCGTTTTCTTTAATTGCTCGCCAACTGTTACTAAGTGTTGTTTCAATTCGTATAAAGTTGCCATGTTACATTCCTCCTAAAATTGTGTTTAAATTTGATATATTTTCTTGTGCTTGCTTGGCAATTAATTGTCGTTCAGCCATTTCTTCAGCTGAAATCGTGTTTTTAGGCTGTTCTAACAGCGCTTTAGGCACGTTTTTGTACTTTTGGAGCATGTCACTATCAGCGCAAGCTGCCATCTGATTCGCTTCTTCTACTACATCACATAGACCAAAAGCTAATGCTTCATCAGCAGAAAGCCATGTTTCGTTATCAAGAAGTGTTTGTAACGTATCCTCCGCTAACTTATCACCAGCCTTAGAAAGATACGTTTGTTTAGCCGAATTACCGATTCTATCAAGGTCATCAGCTAATTTTCGGAAGTCCGTTGCATTCCCCATGCCGATTGTCCACGGATTATGCACCATCAACATTGAGTTTTTAGGCATAAAAATAGTGTCACCGCTCATTGCGATCACACTTGCGATTGATGCTGCTACGCCGTCAACATGTACATTGATTTTAGCTTTATGACGTTTTAACATATTATAAATAGCCACACCTTCAAAAACGCTACCACCTGGAGAATTTACAAAAAGGTTAATCGTTGATAAATCCCCTAAGTTATTTAAATCATTTTTGAAGCTAGATGCAGATACGTCTGTATCATCCCATTGGAAATTAACAATCTCTCCATAAATGTATACATTCGCTTCTGTTTGACTATTTGCAGCCATTTTCATTTCCCAATATTTATTGGTTTTGGGCTTGTCCATCGTTCTCACCACCTTTCGATGTATCTTTATTTCCGCTTGTGTTAGGACGTTGTCTTAATGTCGGATCTAAATCCATCGGATACAAGTCACCACTAAGATAAAGTTTGTCTCCCTCCGGTTCCGGTGGCAAGTCTTCCCACGCTCGAATCTCATTAGGTTTGTAAAGACCCGAACGAACCCCTTTGAAGTAAGCTTCCATTTGTGTTGCTGTGTCACCTCTCAACAAGGCATTTACATTGAATTTGAAGTAAAAACCGCCTTTTCGTTGTGTTTGTGACAACAGCTTTTTATTAAACTCATGCTCATACTGTCGCACAATCGGCATAAGTGTCATCTGAACGTACATCCTCATCAACTGCTCGTTGTTAGCGTAACTAAGCGCCTCTGTATCGTTTAACATAACAGAAGGTATATTATAAACATTCGCTACACGCGATCTTGTGAGACGTTCAGACGCTAAAATGTCAGCAGCGATAAACTGTTTATCAATAGGTGTGATTTCTACCCCTGGTTCTTGGAATAGCACCCCGCCATTTTCTTGATAAAAACGTTTGAAATCCTCAATAACACGTTGCCTTTTCTCAGGATCTACATTGGCATTGTATTTAAGGATGAATGAGTTTTTCGCACTTTCCATTTCGGATAAACTAAACTCTCGAACCGCTCTGTCAAAATCACTTGTGTTTGTCAGTACCTTAATAGGATTAATCCCTTTGACACTTCCAGCACTAACGATATGTTTAACGTGCAGCATGTCCATGTTATGAACATAGTACGTACCTTTATCTCCAATGACTTGATACCACAATTCGCGGTTATCTGTATCGAAAACAGGCTCTACATACGTAGGATCTAGTAACCACAAGTTCATTGTTTCACCACGCATATCACGCTCAATCAACGCATATGCATTCCCCGTTTGGTTACGTATCGTTTCCATCCCTCTTATAAATTCGAATGACGTAATATTTGGGTTAGGAACGTTCAGTAACACGTCAGAGGTTTGAGTGAAGGCCACATCATAATTCTGATACATCTTTAACGGCAAAGAAGCTAAACTGTTTGATAAACGCGATACAACGCTGAAAATCGTTTCATTTGTTGCTAATTCAGAGTTATCAACACCCCAAAACGTCCGACCAAACCAACTTGTAAAATCGAATGTACTTCCTCTCCACCCAGTGACAGCGCCTTTAATCGCGCTCTTCATTCGGTTATACCATCGCAAAGAATCACCACCTTTCTAGCTATCTAAGTAAGTCACGCATTGAGATAATCCCTACATCACCACTACCCGTAGGCTTTACCATTCGCTCCATCGTTTGTGTATGAGCATTTAAAAAAGCCGCAAACCCGTCAATTTTACGGTAGCGACTCTGTTTGGTTGGCAACCAGTTCCCATTCCGATCTTCAACCAATTTCACGTTATTCATGTACCAACGGAAAAGACGGTTATTATTGAAAATGACTTTTCCATCTAACAATAATTCTTTTGCATCTTTTAGCGCTGGGCTTAGTGTAATGTATCCTTGTCTCACGACTTCAGTAGTGAATCCATAAGACTCTAAATCCGTAACAAGACGGTATGCATTTGCAGGGTCATACGTAATTAACTCTATGTTGAAACGTTTAGACATATCAACAAACCATTCATATACTTGTTCGTAATCAACATAATCACCAGGACAAACGGTGAGTAACCCTTGTTCTTCAAACGATGTATAGTTTATTTTCTCATTGTCTAGTAGTACCTTTTTGCGTGGTATCCACGAATGAGATAGCACAAATACTTCTCCTGTCTCCAACGGAAACTCTAAACAAGCACTGGTAAAATCCTCAGTTTGCGATAAGTCAAACCCACCAATGCACGTTTTGCCTTCTAACGTAGAAACATCAAGCTCTTTATTATTCCGCTTAATGACTTCATAATCCAAGAAAGCCTGCTCATCAGATTGAACAAATATATTTAATCGCTTCGTAATGAAGTCGTTGCGTTCAGCAGGGATATGTTTTCGTGTGTTCCATTCTTCAATCATATCTTCAACTTTGATCGTAACTCCTAAGTTTGGGTTTGCTTTCGCCCAGTTTTTAGGGTTTTCAATATCATCTTCCGCATCTAACTCAGCAATAAAGTAAAAACTGCGTTCATCGTCAATAGCACCTTCTAATACTTGAGCTGCTTTCTCGTAATAATCAATCAGTGGTCCTTCTAACTGATAACCTGCTGTTGTGATATAGAGAAGCATCGGTTGTTGTCTAGCTCCGGTAGAGTTTTTAATAACGTTGATGATTTTATATTCTTTAAACTCATGAATTTCATCGAATATGCCTAAATGGCAATTCAAACCATCTAATTTTTCACTATCAGATGCTTGCGGTTCGATTTTTGAGAAGGTTTTATCAAAATGAATCGCATCACGCAGAGGGCGGAAGTTCTTTTTAAGCGCCGGTGATGTTTTAATCATCTTCTGACACTCATCAAATACAACCCTAGCCTGTTTCATGCTGTTCGCTAATAAATAAATATCAGCACCTTTTTCTCCATCTTTTGAACAACTGTAATTTGCTAAACCCGAAACCATTGTTGATTTCCCGTTTTTACGCCCAACGAATACTAGCCCTTCTTTGAAACGGCGAAGTCCTGTATCCTTATGAACCCATCCGTAAAGAGAACCAATAACAAAGTGTTGCCACGGCTGCATATCTAATTGTTTAAAATTCCCCTTAGAGGGCGCGCAAAACTTTTCGATAAACATAATTGGGCGAAGCCCTAGTTCTTCTTTAAAGACATAAGGGAATTCATCCGTTCCTTGTCTATCTAAATCTGTTAAATGTCGTTGACAAGACAACAACACCTTATTAGAAGCGATGATTTTACCGGATACAACCCTTTTGGCATACTCAGTAGTTTTGAGTTTAGAAATCCGTGAAACCATCGTCATCACCTCCAGCAACTGCTTTCTTACGTTGAGCAGCTGTCAGACCTAATGACTTCAGCAAGTTATTAAGCGTTTGAACCGTTTTCGTTAACTCGATAGATAGAGGGTTTTTGACAAAGTTTGTTGCACTCGCTTTGTTTGTATGTTCCATCATCAACGGACTTGTTTTTAATTCATCACGCAAACGACAGTAAAAGTCGTATGTCTCAGAATAGAGATTGATTAACTCCATATCCGACTCTTGGAAGTCATCACCTAAGTAATTTTTAAGCTTTTCACGCATATCTTGAGCCATTTTCGTTTTACCCCCCTTCATGAAAAATTATCCGCGCTCGAAACGAAGC